CACGATGTTTGACCCGGTGCGTTTGTTAAAGTTTGTGCGCCGCCAGTAATGTAAAAACCTTGTAAACCGTAGTTGGCTGCTGTTATGTCTGCGCCGCTTGCGCGTAGCCGCATACTTGGATTATTGCTTGCCGTGTGCGTAAGCATTATCAAATAATTTGCGTAAGTTGCACTAAAACAATTATCAAAACTTAAAGAAGCACCAGCCGTAACCGTGCCTGAAGTAATAAAAACTAGACCGCCAGCCGCAGCAGGGCCGACAGTAGCCCACGCCGCGCCCGTGTAATACTGCACAACATCGCTAGCTTCAATGTAAGCAAGCTGACCTTCTGCAAGTACCTTTTCGCCTGCTCCACCGAATGCGGCGTCGCGCGTAACTGTCGTAGCAAAAACTGGGACGCCTGTCCCGGCACTGATATTCATATCGGCGGCGGTCAAGACTTCCGCTGCTACATATAACGGAACTGATGTTTGTGCGTTCGCTCCCATAGTGCTCCCTATCCTAAGACATTTTCTTCGTCAAGTGTGCCATACACAATGTCATCCAAGATGAGCTCATAGACGATTGTGGTTGGCGCGGTGTAGTAGGTAACTGCGTGCCCGGCTGACAAAGTAAGCCGATGCTCCAATCCTTCAATGGTGAGATCTTGCGCAAACTGGCTTGGGCCTGCCGAAGTAGTAATTGACTTTTGGATATTGATCAGGTCGCCTACATCAAGGAGCGCAAGGATGTCTTGGTCGAGGGAAGGTGTGCCAATGAACTCTGTTCCTAGAAAATTAAAACGCGCTTCGGGATCTGGACTGATTAGGTATTCGGCAAGTGTGAGAGCTGCAGCGTCATTATGCAAGAGCGAGTCGGTGATGGATTGTGTCTGCACAAGGTAGGCGGCTTGGCTGACTAGGTCTTCTGCGACCTGTGGCGATGATGCTCCAGCGTGCTGGATGGATGCCCGATTGACCACTGTGTCCGCTTGGAAAGAGATGTCTATAGCGGAGTAGCCGATCTCGGTGTTGTCATCGTGGAACTCGGCAACGGGGACGCCTAGCGTCGTTCCTAGACGCTTCTGGAAGGTGATAGTGCCTTCTCTATCTACAAAGATTCTGCCCTGTTCCGCTTCGTTTATTTTGTTGGCGTAAGCGGCGACCGAGGTTCCGTTGGCGACCGTCCAAGCAGCTGCACCGCCAAGGGTTGCTACGCCTGTCTCAATGCTCCTTGTGCCTGTGTAGGCGACTTCTGGTAGATCCAGTAGGTTCCCGAATCGAGTGCTGGAGAGCTCTTCGGTGACATTCCATTCGGCAAGGAAGGTCTGTCCGAGCTGATAGGAGAAGTCCGCGCAGTTCACGGTCACTGTGTCAAGGCCGCCAAGCGTGAAGGTGTAGTCGTAGTTCACGATGTAGCCCACCCACAAATACTTCTTTACATTGAGCGAGTCATATCGTGAGAAGCGGACTTGGCGAAGCGGTGCAAGTCCCGGCTGATCGTTCGCTGGATCGTAATATGGCGAAGTCGTGTCGAAAGGGTTGAACACTCCGTCCGCGTAAGTGTCGTTCAATGTGAAGCTCATAGTCCCGTAAGCGAATTGGTCGGCTGTGTTTTGGCGTCCGCGTTTTGCTGTAAGTCCGATCGTGCCATCCATGACCGACGCATATTGGCTTACGCCATCCAGCACATATTCCATATTGTTTAATTCGCCTTTAAGATCGTCGTCCAGTGTGAAGGCGTCCCACATATAACCTGTGTCGATCTCTAGGTCGTAGTTACCTGATCCAACTACTGCTACGCCTGCCATTAGGCGACCGCTATGTTCGCAGGGCCGTTCTGCCTATTGAATGCTCGAATAGCGTTCACGACCGCTGTTCCAATCTCCGCGCTCGAGCCAAGACCGCCTGTGATGTTGATCGTGTAATTGCCCATTCCACCGCCGCGTCCAGATAAAGGAATGACCGCTTCAGGGCCACGCTCACCGATCATTGCAAGCGTGGGCCCTGTCACGATCCCACCTTCTGCAAGGTAAGGGATGTTGGGAATATCAAAGCCCAATCCGCCTAAAGCCGGTACCCATGAAGGAATCTTAAAAGAGAGCTTTCCAACGGTGTTGTTCCATAGTTTCGCAATGCCGTTAAAAAGTGTTTTAAAGATGTTGTAGAGTCCCGTAAAAATAGTGCTTAATCCCTCAAAAACTGATTTGCCACCTTCAAGCATAAAATTAAACACTGCGTCCACAACTTTCCGAACGCCCTCAAACTTAATATAAAGAAGTGCCAAGATTGCAATGAATGCGACAACTGCCAAAATAATAAGCACTATCGGGTTTGCTAAAAGTAAAAAATTAAAAATAGCAATTACGCCGTTCACAATTATTTGTGCGGCTGCATAAGCTTTCATAGCGGCATTAAGAGTCAAGATTGTTAGCGCAATTCCACCGATCGCGCCTGCAACAATAAGGAAGACTTTGGTGTGTTCTTGTGCCCACGCTCCAAAAGCAATCAATGGTGGAAGGAGCGCCTCTACCACCGGGATCAATGCTGCACCGATTGATTCTTTGGTTTCTGCCAGTGCGATCCCAAGACGCTTCATTCCACCTTCGGCAGTGGCAGCAGCGGCAGCTGATGCCCCACCGAACGATCCACCGAGCACATTCATAATCTCATCTAGTGACGCTCCATCTTTGACCATTGCCTTAATCTCTGGAGATAAGGCTCCAAGGGCTTTCATGTTGCCGCCGTAAGCCTTAGCAAGAGCATCCGAGACCGTTGCAAGATCTTTTCCTGATCCTGCGGAAATATCTTGTGCAAGTGCAAGAGCTTTGTTGGCTTCTTCTATGTCGTGCGTGCCTCGAGTTAAAGACGCCAGAGCCGGACGAAGCTCACTGTCCGCAACTCCAGACGCCAAACTCATCTTCGTTATCATCGCCTCTTCGGCTGCGATCTGCGCCTCACTAGCCCCAGTGACATTCGTGAGAGCGAGCGCAAGCTGTACTTGTTCGGCTTGGTCTTCCATCGCCGCTTTGGTAGCACCCACAAGAGCGATTCCTAATCCTGCAACAGCTGCCGCCGCAGGAAGCGCGGCTTTTTTAATGGCAAACTGCGCTTTATCAGACGCGCCTTCAAGCGACTGGAACTCTTTAATCGCCTTCTGGGTTCCTTTAGCGTCAAACTCCGAAATAATGGGAATATTTACTGATGCCATTACTCGACCACATTCCGATCAACTTTGTCCATGACAATCTCAACTATTCGCCGCATCTCTGACTCGACAGTGCCTTGGTTCTTTTCCATTGCTTTCCACATTACTCTTGATCGCATGCCGTAGCGCGCCGAGAGTGCGCTGCCGAGTCTGCCGTTGGCGGCCATGTCAAAGAGTGTGCCAGTGGAGCCCGAGTAGATGATGTTGAAGACGCCGACATTGCGAATCTGTCCACGGAACTCCGAGACTTTTTTTGTGTTGATTTTGGCGGAGATCTTTTGCTTGCGTCCAGCATCCCAAGGAAGCATCTTGAAGCCCGAAGGCGTGGTCCACTTACGACCCATACCAGACAGCGGAACAGTGTTGGGGATTAGTGCGAGCGCGTCATTAATAACAGGTTTTGCGACATTGCGGAAGTCTTTTGCAATCTGGTTACGAAGCCCCGGCTCAACAGAGTTCAGCTGCTTTATAGCATCCTTCAGACCGTAGATCTCGATCTTTGTGTTAAGTCCGTCAGCCATGTCACCTTTTCTTATTTTGTTTTTCTAGCACTGCGACAATGGTAGTTAGGTCTCGCGTGTCGAAGGTGTCAGAGTAAAACTGCGGAGCCCATCCTGTCGCGACTACAAGTTCAGCGAGTTGTCGCCTGTAGCCGCGTCCGTAGGGTTTACATCAGTTGCATCCTCTACGCCGATCTCAACATCTGGGTTCGCTTTAAGCCATTCGCGCCAAGTAGCAGGAAGTGTCTCGCCTTTAATTCCGAGCATGATGTACGCCCAGCAAGCCATGTCGGATGCACCGATTCCGCGACCGTCAGACACTCGGCGATTCTCTAGCCGTTCCCATTCAGAGATCGCAAAAAGGTTTGTAATGAGTGTTTCTTTTTTGTCTCCGCGTGTAAGCGTGAGTTTGATTTTCACTTTGTTTCCTTTCGTCGGGCCAAGGAAGGCCGTTATTTACGGAGTTACATCCACACTGTAGACGCCGCCCATCGTCGTAATATCGACGGACTGGAGCTCTCCAAGCGATGCCTGAATTACAGGTAACGACTCAAGATAAGTATTTGTTAGGGTAAACGCGGGATTCGTAGGGCCGTCTGCGGCTGTAGTTGGCTTGACCGTGACATTGAACTTTGTGCCGACAAGCGGTGCAAGTGTGGCGTAGGTGGCACTTGCTTCGTAACTCAAAAATAGAGTTACGGTCAATTCATTATCCTCGAGGCCAGCCGTGAAAGTGTTTGAAGTATTTCCGAAGACCGTGTCGTTTAACGCGGTGACAGTTTTGGTCAAAACTGCGCTTGTGCACCAGCCCGAAAGATCGACGGATCCAAACTTGACTTGCGGATTTGAGAGGATTGTGGAAGTTGCCATGTGAGTTACTCCTTGGAAGTGTTGGTTTTAGTTTGACACATAATGAGACCAAGAGTGTGGATTAGGCAGTCTGCACGACAGTCGAGACCGACAGCTCATAGGCAGGAAGCGTTGAGCCACCGATATCTAGGTTTGTAGGGCGTCCAGATACGACGCCGATATTGAGTGCGTAGATCTGGGCGAGGATATTGAGCAGGCTCTTTTGGGCGTCTAGGTTGCCCGGGCCGAGCGTGATGATCTGAAGTGTGAAGTTCAGTTTTGCGACATTGTAGTTATATCCGTCTATGGAGTCGATATTGACAAAGCAGGAAGGCGGAGTGATATTGCGCGGATCATTATTTATTTGGAGCCCAACGACCGTTGAGAGCTTTGTAACTAGATCGTCAAAGCCTTCGTTGAAAAGATCCGTGTAGTTAGGTACAGCCATTAGGCGACCTGCGGACGGTCAATCCCGAGGAGCTGTCGGATCATTCCGTTCAGACCCGAGACTGGAGTTACTCCCATATTTTGGAATGAAGCAAATTGATCTACTGATCCGCGTTGGCGGTAGAGAGCGCCACCGTACATCTGCGTCCCAAGTAGGACATCTTGTGAAGGAACGGTTGTCAGCGAATCGACATAGCCGGACTCCATTCTGCGACGCCACGCAAACTGTGAGCATGCTGAAGCGCAGATCGTCAGGAAGGCGGCGTCAGCTGCGGTCGCTGTACCGATACCAAGCCAGTCCTCGAGCATCGCCGAAGTGACCCAAGTGCAAGTCTGGGTAATTGTCAGCGTGCCAGAAGCGGCAGTGCGCGCGACATCAGAAGCGGTCTTCGCGTAGAGCACCTGATTCGGAATGGTGACAAGCGGATCAAAGAGAAGATCGCCTTGATCGTCCACGCCCATAAACGCATATTGCGGTAAAGCGTAGACAATGTAAGTCCCGTTGAAAGTCGCATCGACATTCGTGATGACAACGCTTGCACCGACTTCAATCTCGGCTTCTGTAAGAAGTTGTAATACCGCGTAGTTGTCGGTGAGCTGTTTATGTGTGACCGTGTAGGCGGCCATAAAAGCCTCCTATCGGCTGGTTAGAAGGTCGCTTTAACGAACTTGGAAGCGTCAATCATCAATGTCGCGAAGTATCCGCGGAAGGCCAGAGTGCGTGAGAGTGTTGAAGGGACATCGATCGAGATCGCGCCTTTCTGCTGCTCAAAGATCTCGTAGCCCGAAGCATCGCCAACGATGACGGTATCTGTTGCAAAGTTGCGATCAACTACTACTTGAAGACCGAAGGCGACGCCATTTGGCTGTCCCGGTAGCAAGTTGCCGAATGCGTTCATCGGGCCCACTGCTGGGAACAACGGACGATCAGCTGTGTCGGTCAAGCCGAGCAAGTAGCCCCACATGTTCGGTGAGACGAATAAGTGTGTAGGCAAGTTGCCATTCGATCCCGAAAGAATTGTCTGTGCTGCGGTTCCCACGAATGCGCTCCACTGTGCAGGGTCCGTTGCATCGTTGCCGAATGCAGCGGTGACTGTTGCACCTGTCTTCAAGTTGTCTGCTGCGACATTGTCCGTTGCGTTCGCATAAATGCGTGACATGTCATCGAGTACCAAACCGATTACCTCGGGTGTACTCCAGTCGATTGACTGTTCGGACAAGGTCACATATCCACCGTATGTACCTTTTGTGACTTGGTTGTCGGTGACAACAAAAGTTCCGTCTTGGAGTGCGGTGTTTTGTGTGGATTGCACTGCAATTGAAGTGTGCGTTGTTACTTCTGGACGAATGAAAACTTTTCCGCCTTGTGGCATAGCCTTTACTCCGACCGCATCGACTACAGGCCTACGCCCTACAAAATTGTTGTAGGTGGGCTGAACAATGATTTCTGGAAGGATGCCCAAAATATCGCCCGTGACCACATCAGGCGCGGCAGCTTGAATGCCTTCGCGCATCGCTGCGAACTTGTCTCCGTTAGTTACAAAGGCCGAAATATATTCGGCTGCGGTTGGCATCTTGAACTCACGCTTCGCGGTAGCGAAAATTGTTTGAGTTGTCTTTGATGCTTCGATGACTGCTGGGGCTTCGACTGTTTCGTTCATGGTTTCTGTCTCCTGTTGAGGTTCTTCTTGAATAGTAGTTGGTTCTTCTTCTTCGGGTGTGGATGCCGCGACTTGCTGGACTGGGGCATCGAATGCTCCACGACTGACGAGCGACAGCTCGCTCCACGATGCCTGTGTGACGATCATGGTTCCTTCTTTGTCGTACTTGAACTTGATCGGCTCGACGCCAACGGACACTTCTGGAAGGGCTCCGTCCATTGCCAAAATGAGAGCTTCGTTTCCGAGGTTTGTTTCAGATACTTTTGCCACGAAGAGCATTCCTTCGGGTGTTTCTACGCGTTCGGTCACTTTGCCGATGACCTTGCTTGAGTCGTGGTACATCTGAAGAGTTGGTGCGCGTCCGTCCACTGGAAGAGATCCGGGTGCAAAGGCCACCATTGTCCCGTCGCTGACTTTTGCTGGAGTGTTATATCTGACCGCGATTCCCGAGATCGTGCGGCGCGGTGTTTCGCCTTCGGCTGCGTCAATCGTAAAAGTTTCGGTAGTAAGTCTAATCATGGTGGAATCCTAGTTTTGGAGTAGTGCGTCTTGTGGGATATCTGTTTCGTTCATTGGGTCTGGCATGTCGCCGCCCATATAGGCCTCGGCTAGGAAGTTTTCTGTGTCGAAGCAGACATAGGTTCCGCGTGGGAGCACATTGTCGGATGAGAGTGTTTCGGTGATGCAGTCTGCGAGGGCTTTGCAGGCGTATGTCCAAAGATCGATGCGCGATTGCTGGGATGACTGATATGAGTATGCGCCGATTGAGACTGACAGCAAGTAAGAAGGGACGCCAAGGATGCGTCCAAGATCGCGCGCTGAATAATCTGCGGACTCAATCATTAGCATCTTGTCAGGTGTTGCCTGTGTAGGGACATACTCCAAGAACTCATTGAGCGCGGCAGTGTTGTTTCCAGAAGTGCGCGCAAGGTTAAATTGTGCTGCCAAGTCCGAGAGCTCTTGTGCCGAAAGTGGCTCCCCTCCAGTCTGTTTTAAGTATCCGCTGGGGAGCACTGACTGGGACGCTCGAAGCCGTGACTCTTCTACGCGGAGTGCGATCTCTACAGCGCGCGCCCCAGTCGAGTTCATTGATTGCATTGGTGAGATGAATTGCACAAGATCACGCGGATCTAATTGGATGCCTTGGAAGACAACTTGCTTTGATGGGCCGAAGAAGACTTCGCCTTGCTGATCTAATGTCTGCACCATCGCAGCAGGTAGACGAGTGAACGATGCCGGGTAGCCGTCTGCGGTGCGTGACTCAATCATCCAAAAGGCACGACCCTCAAAGATCAGATCGTCAATAGTCCAAGAGATGATGAACTGATTCGGAACGGACTGGTCAATTCGTGCGAGCCATGCGCGCGGAGCAAGAGGGACTTCTTCCATCTCTTCGCCGTTCCACATCTCGCGATACATCTCCAACTTCATTCCAGAAATTGTGTCGCAGATCAAGTCGCGACCGCGCACGATTACTGGGAGCGTCATTGAACGGGCTCTGCGTTGTCCGTTTTGCCAAGATACGAAAGAGCGCAAAGGCGAATAGGACGATGCACCTACCGCCGCTTTGACAGAAGGTTCGGTCGTAGCAGTAAGTTCACGGGATTTTGAGAAGAGAGCCATATCACATGATGACACATAATGAGCGGATCATGGTGGCACTCGCCCAGTCACGCGCGGTATCCCGACGACAGGCAAGCAAGCGGACGAGTGCCAAGATGACTCTAGTTTGCGATCAAGATCATCGAAGGCTTTTGAGAGTTACCCGGACGCGCTGCGGCAGCTGCTCCCCAGATCATCGTCCGGCATAACTCAATCGGGCCTGCGGACTTCTGCGAAGAGACTGCGATCGAGCCTTGAGTTCTCACCATGACCGCGCGACAGACATGCTCGGCGAGCATCGCTTCGCCAGTGTGAACTATCCGACCTTCACTAATCATGTTTCTTACTATGGGGGTGTATTGCAGAATCTCTTTGTATCCCATCACAACGCGCCGACGCTCAAAGACTGGCGGACAATGTGCGTCAATAGTCGGAGAGAATATAAACTTGATCGCAGGATCCGCCGCCAAAGCTGCGACATGCGCCCAAAGTTCTTTAGCGGTCTCGGCAGTAAAGGCGACCGACACACAAGTCCGACCGTCACCAAGCGCGACCGACTTAGTCGCAAAATAGCGAGACTCATCCATAGACGCTTCTACCGAGATCACGCCGCCAGTAGGAATTGGGCCGTCATACTCAAGGTCAGGCCAGAGATGCGTCTGAATCCAAGACTGGGTAGAAGCGATCCACATATTGAGCGACGATCGCAGGAAGTTGGAGCGGTCAGGATCTTTGGATTCGGCGCGCAAAGTCTCCATTGTCAAAGTGTGTCCGAGTGCCGGGTTGCCCCACGCCCACGACGCTTCCTGCATCGGATCCACTGTGGGCGGAGGGCTAAATTCGCAGAAGTAAAAGTTTGAAGGATTGTTTGTGTCGATCAGTCGAAGCGCATTCTCTCGATGCCGAATGAAGAGTGAACTGGATTCGGTGCCGGCTGTGGAGAACATCGCCAGAAGTGGAGAGCGGCGGACGCGCTGTGTAGGGATCAAGCCTGCCATCGCAATATCCGAGATATCAAAGATCTCGTCCGCGCAAATTAAATCTAAAGACATACCATGTCCGATTGAAGGGTTCGCTGCGCGTACCATCCAGCGAGATCCGTCCGGCATCGTCGCCGAGTTCCGACCGTAAGACTTGTAGATCGTTGCACCTAGACGCTCAAGTGTGGGAGCGAGTTCATCAAAGAGCAAAGTGCCAAGTGTCAAAGTGTGAGCGGTCGTAAGGATGGTTTGTTTTGTGCCTCGAATCTTTGGCATTTCCAAAAGGAAGAAAAGGACAAGACACTGAATTAGGACGGTCTTGCCATTTTGACGCGCCACCGATACAAGGCTCGAGCGGTGCACAAGATCATCCTGTCCGTCTGGAGCATGGGTGAATCCAAGCATCCGTTCAAGACAGTGCACTTGCCAAGGCATAAGCTGGAGATGAAGATGCTCCAAAGCCATGTCCCCCACAAGTCCAGCCCACGATCCGTCACAGTCTGGAACGATCGTCTCTAGTCTCGGCTGGTTGTGGTAGATCACCGCTGGTTCAGGCTGGTCAGGGCCAGTTGGGATAGACATAAGCATGGGGCTCGGGGGCTTTATTTCGGGGGGCAAAAGAATCATTTTGCGATCTTGTATTCGTTTTGCGCTTTTTTTGTTTATGTATTCTGCTCCGCGTCTGGAGTTACATGGCTTGCATGCCGGCACATAGCCGTCACTAATCATCCCACCTGAATCGGACTCAACTAGGTGATCTAGTTCGGTTGCTTCTGCGCGTCTGCACCAATGACATATAGGTTGATCGCGAAGTAGTTCGGCGCGCGCTTGTTTGTATTCGGGTTTGTTTCGTTCTCTGTTGGGTTCCATTGTTTTACCCCACTACCGCGCCGCAAGGGAGCGGCTTGCTCTCGGTTGATGTTGAGTGTGTTGCATGTCGGGCTCGAGTCTGTTGAGTTTGTTTGTGGTATGTGATCTGTAAGCGTAATACAAGACAGACTCCAGAAGGGCCTCCCGTCCGTTGCCACACTGGACTCCCTATTCAATTCCTTTACTCACTGCGCTTCGACGCTTTGCCAATTCTTTTCGTGTTGCAAGTTTTGGACGCGCCGATCTAACCAAGTTCCCTTGGATGAGCCCCGTCACTTGCGAAGGTGAGACGACCGTGATTCTTGCCAGTTGTAATCAATTTATGCAGCGAATAATCCGCCTAAATCTAGTTGTCTGTGCGTTTTGTTTGGTAGCCGTTTAGGTTTTCCAAGAGCAGAAGTCGGTCTTAATGCGTGACAGTTTTTGCACACTACATCACACTTCACCATCTCTTCAATAATCTGTTGTTTTGTTGTGCGCGCTGGAATGTTGCTAATCTCAAAAAGTTTTGTCATTGGGTCACGATGATCCCAATCAAAGGCTCTGCTGGTTCGTTCATTTTGCACATATCCGCAGTCCAGACAGTTACCTCGAGCCATCTTGCATTCTTTTATCCATGCATCTGTCCAGTCGCGGCGGAATGCGTTTTGTCGTCTTACATATTTCTTCTTGTATCTGTCCTTGGCGTGTTTGTCTTTGCAAGTTTGAGAGCACACTTTTCTAGGTCTTCCTGATCCATTGTTTGTGCACGCCGCGCTACATACAACGCAATAGGTGATCCATGTGGCGTGTCCGGGCTTCACTTCTTGTCACTCCATGCCATTAGCGCGCCGCATAGCAGCGTCAAAGCCAATGCAAGCCACACTGTGCGACTCATAGTTTTATCCTGTCAATCAATACTCGACATTGTCCTGATGACAATGTCTCTACAACTACATCGTCTACGCCAAGCGTCTTGTGTATGAACTCAAGCAGCTGGAAGTCATCCCATGCTTTACCTCGAGCAAGCGACTTTAGGAAGGCGATCTGCTTCGGTGTAGCACCGCCGAATGTGTCCGGTGCAGGCGTGCTATTTACGCGGTTCACCTTTGCCATCTCGGTCACTGATGCGCGCTCTCCTAAATGTCCGAGCGGCCCATTTGAGATGCACCTACCGATTCCCGAAGTTTCCGCATTTTCGCAGAACGAAGTTTTATTTACAGGACTATTGCCCATTACCTCTTCTGCATAACCTGTTGAGATGAGTCGTCCGTCGTTGTCGTATGAGGTGCACTTGAAGAGCACTGTGGATCCGTCGTAATGCACCATCTCAGTAACGATCTGTCCATGAGGGTAGGCAGTCCAAAAGCGCTCAAGGCGCTGTGCAACGGTCTCATAGAGCGATAGATCAAAGTGTGCCATTAGCGCGCTTTCCATACGATCGCCATGTTGCCTGCAAGCGTTGGACGCTCTAGGTCTGTGGCGTAGACAAACTTGTCTTTGACAAGCGAGCCCCGGGTGGGTCTGACAGTGTTGCCAGAGATGCCGAGTGCGCGCTCGATCTCTTCATCGGTGGCGCCGCCTGACTGCTTGAGGTACTCATAGACGCGCCTACGCTTTGAGCCCGATTTAGGCAAAGCGTTTAGAGCTGCACTTGCCGAGGTGGGTTTTGCGCTGGGTGAGATGATGACGGTGTTTCGGTCTATTGCACATTCTTCACGGTATGCACCAAGTCCGCGTGTCGGTGCGAAGAGTTGTAGGTCGCTCATTTGATTGGCTTTACTTTTGAGCAGGCCTTGAAGCCGGGGTGCATCCAAAGGATCTTGGAAGTGTTTGTGCTGTAGACAGTGCCGGTCATTTCTAGTCCGCATTTCTTACAAGTTATTTTGAGCATGATCGGATCACATTGATCGCCGCACGAATGACACTGGCATTAAATCGATTCTGCTCTCCGCCGATTGTCATGTGTGCGTCATACATCAAAGTCAATTCGTCCAAAAGTATTTGATGATCGTCTAAGCGATCTATCGGACGCGGCGGTTTCATAATGTCGTCTACAAATTCTTTGAAGACTTTGTTGTATTTGTCGGAATAGTTTTCGGGATACATCTGTCGGGTCTCCTCTGTGATACCAATTTCGGGATAGGGCTCTTCGGTCACTTCGGAAGGTTCCAAGGTGTCCATTTAGAATTATGCCACACTGCGAGACCTGCGATGAGGTTTATTTTTGATTCCAGTAATTGATCGCATGAAGTCAATATCCCTTTCGCTTGGAGCCAGCCTTGAGGCCAGTATGCCGAAGGGGTGCACCAGAATCCGTTGATCTGCATGAGACCGTAAGAGCCGCCATTGGTATCTTGAGGATTGAATGCGGTAGGCGTGCAATTTGACTCACGCTTCAAGACGCGCATCAGGGTCGGTGTCTCGGTTGCAGGCCAGCCAACACTCAAAGCAAGATTGAGAGCTTGCGCGCAAGCTGTAGCCGGGGTAGTGATGGGGGGTGTGACTACGACTGGCAGTGGTGCTAGTGGGATTGTGGCATAGGCGGTCTCGGCACTGACCCTAGACATGCTCTCAGGCGGCTTAGAAGCGTCCCAGAGGAGCACAAAAGGGCAAAGGCCTAAAGTTACCCATGCGAAGATTTTTATCGTTAGATAGCTCATTGTTGAAAACTCAATTCTGTAGGGACGCCCCAACTATCTCCTGCCAAAGTGCGGAAGGCGATCTGTGCGCGGATGATTTTGTGTGTGTCTTCGTGTCGAAAGATCTGGACAAGGATCTCTTGTCCGTTATCCATTGAGCACCGACCTACCTCATAGATGAAGACTTTTGGTTCGGTCATGTTTTGTACTCCTATCGTCGGTACTTCGACCATAGAGGATCGGTGCGCGCTATTGGGGGATTTCGGCGAACACTCTCTGGAAGGCTTGTTTTACAAGGTTTGGAGAATCTGCCATAGCCGGCGAGATTTCAAAATGGCACCATGTTCCGCCAGGTGCACCGTGAATGGTGGGCTTGGAGTATTTGCTCCAGGCTTGGCGATCGCATCGGTAGCCGCGTCCGAATGGTTTTGGTAGGTAATCAAGTACGCATTCAAGACCGAGCGCGTTCGCGTTAGCGGTGACGATGTTTAAGAATGCGACCATTCCTTTTCTGTTCGCTGTGGGATGTTTGTCTGTTGCCGCGAAGGAAAGATCAACTGCTCTGCCGCAGGCGTGGACGGACAGTTCTTCGGAGCCGCGCATGTTTCGGATTCCCCAGCTTCCGAAGTTGTAGAAGGCTCCGTCGCTGTAGCGGATCGCTTGTCGGATCCATTCGTCCATTCCGGGCCGAGGGCCATCGGATGCTCCGTCCGAGTTTCCTGTGTACGGTCTCGAGTTTGGGATGTTAGGGAGTGCTGGGACTACTGGCATCGGCAGGCTTTCGTTTAAGTCCGTTGGCGGCGACAAGTCCAGAGAGTGTGCCAGTCATAAAAACTGTAAGCGTGGACAAGAGATCTATAAATTGGGCGTCATTCGGTGATTGCTCAAGTGGCTGGGTTACAAAGAGCAGACCATAAACAAAGCCAATGACCGTAAGAGCGAAGGTGACTGCGATGGTGCAACCTACGAAGACGATCATGCGCGCATGCAATATTTCTATTTCTGCTTTTTCCCTAGCCATTAGAGACTCTTTCGCATTGTTGAATAGTCGAGCAGCGTGTGAGCGCGGTGTTGCGTACTTTTAGCGGCGCGTTTGTTCGTGTTGTTTCGCAAGCGGTCAGGACAAATGCAAGCATGACACTAGCCAAGTAGTAGCGCGGCTTCATCAACTGTAATTCCGAGCCTGTCAAGTACGGCTTTTTTTGCTGTGGCTTTGTCGGCTTGCGCTTTGGCGGCGGCTTTGTCGGCGGCTATGTCTGCGGTTGCTTGTGCTTTTTCTGCGTCTGTTTGTTCGCGCTCAATTACATCGCCAGTAAGTGCATTAACAATTACAACTGTTGCCATGTCATTTCCTAACTGTTCACAAATCCGTAAACGCGTGCTGTCACGGTGATTGTCGTTCCTAAAATACTAAAACCGTCCGCGCTGGTTGTTGCATTATAATTTCCTGCTATTTGCTGCATAATTAAAGTATCTGTACGGCGCATATCACAAGAAATTGCTGTAATTGTGGACGCAAACGGATTGCCTAAAGTAATAAGCGGTTGCGAATATCCTGTGCCGTTGCTAATAGTCCACGATGTTTGACCCGGTGCGTTTGTTAAAGTTTGTGCGCCGCCAGTAATGTAAAAACCTTGTAAACCGTAGTTGGCTGCTGTTATGTCTGCGCCGCTTGCGCGTAGCCGCATACTTGGATTATTGC